AACTATTTAAAATTGGTTTTCCCATTAAATTAAACGAAGTGTTTATAAGTACAGGAGGGTGTCCTAGCTCTTTCATTCTGGTAAGTAGCAAATACATGAAAGGATTAGACTCAGAAGTTACTGTTTGTAGTCTTGCTGTGTAGTCTTCATGTATTACAGAAGCTATATCATCCACAACATTATGTACGGTTGCATTGTGACTCATGTAGTCAGTATATTCTCCGTGTTCAAACCAAATGTGTGCGTCTTCTTTTCTGCACACAGGAGCAAAGGGTCTAAAAGACTCTCTTTTTTTTACGTCTTTATTCAGCTTGTCTTTCATTCCTTTTTTAGGGGAACAAAGTAAAGTTCTGTTACACAGAGCTCTAGCTCCATACTCTGAACGACCCTGACAAAGACCAATTATTTTTTCAGTTGTTAAATCATAAATTAAATCGTCTAGTGGATAAGGCTGGTAATTCTCATAAGTATCCCACATTTCAGGTCCAATAAATTTAGAATTAATTACACCTCCTGGCTTTATTTTATGGAGTATCATCCCTAAAGATAAACCTCTGTCGTCTGGATTAGGGCTTACAAAAGCATTCCATTTTGCATTATTAATAACGTTTAAGGCTCCTCCACCACTAAATTGAAGTTGATAACCTTTGTGCTGCTCAACATAAGGAGTTATTATTTCACTAAATATATCTTCAAATACCTTTTGTGTACAAGCGGCTATATCATAAGAACGCTCTTCATCAAATCTATCTCCAGGCGTAACCTGAAATATTCTTTGAAAGTTTTCATGAGCAATATTAACATCGTCTGTTTGTTGAAGCTTAAAGTATTCCGTCATCTTGCTGTAGTCGTCAGGATTTACCTTGCCATAAGCAGATAGTCCCATAAGTTTACCAGCATAAGTTAAGTTGCCCCACCACCAATTTTCTTCTTGCTTTATTGGAGACAAGTAATGCCCTACTGATGCGTAAGGAACACAAACATCTTGTTTTGTGCTATATATTTTTGTAGGTATTCTATCTTCTGTAACGTAAATATTAAAGTGCCCCTCATCAGAACCGCCATCAAATGAAATGTTTAGACTCTTAGTTGCTGGAGATTGGTATATAGTGTTTGTTACATGAGCTAAATGATGAGAAACCCATTCGTAGTTTAATGCAGGAATTTTATTTATATTAGTAAGACAGCTATTGTACATACAATTGTCATAAACATAAACTCCATACTTGTCTTTAAAGTATTCGTGTATTTCAACTAAAAGTTCGTCTGGATTGCTTTCTGGAAAATGAAAATAAAAAGCAGCATTCTTTTTTCCTACCCATCTTTCAAGCTCTACGACCTCAACTATATCCCCCTTGTGTGATAACGCAACACTAGAGTTGTGAGAGCCATATACGCCTATATTGAAAAAAGACTTTTCGTACTTCCACTGAAAATCCCATGTCTTATCCCAAGAGTATTCTTCAACTTCCCAAGGAAACCTGTCGTATACAAGAGGCTCTCTTTTAAAGTTTGTTCCTTCTCTATGAAAATCTTCTTTACCTTCCTGACCTCTAATTATGTTTGAGTAATCAGAAAAAGTAGACAAAAAGCTTCCTAAAAATATATCTGCTTTAGCACATATTATTTGGTCAATAAGCAACTCAGCGTGGTCCCTTGTGTCGTGTTGAAAATCCGTTAAATAAAAAATATTATAACGATTTTTTAAGGGCAAGAACACAGATTTATCTTGCTCATCTGTCGCTATAAATAAAGGTTTGTCGTTTGGTATTCTTTCAGATATATCTTGAAACAAATTTTCTGTCTGAGCCTCAGCAACATCTTTTCTTACAGACAAGAAGTCTCCTCTTCTTACATGTATAGCATTAAAAGGACCCAATTTATCTGCTATTACTTGAGAAGCATCAAAAAATTCATTTCTGTATTGTATTCCTTTGTTAACTTTTTCTTTTATTTTATTCCTTAGTATTGGAGTTTTCCCATACACGTGATAATAAAAATGTCCAAAAAGATTTCTAGGGAAATGTATGTACTTATCTTCTACATTTAAATCAATAGGCTTTCTGTCGTCTCTAAAAGCCTCAAACTCTTCTTGGTCTTCTATGCCACAATGAAGTACATAATCGTTTCCTGGACCATTCTGTGGACCTAGGTGGGTGTCTTGGTCGCCAAAAGTAATACTTTTCGCAATAGACGATATGTTTTCGAAATATTGTTTATCATTTTCAAGATTTTCATAATCGGGTATATCAAAATATTCTACGCAATCAAAATGCTCTTTAAACTTAGATTTGTCTAAAGCATCAAACATGTCAAACCATGACTCTTTATTTTGCCACTCTGATAAAAATAAACAATATATCCTATGAGGCAAAATAATCTTTCTACCTGTAATTACAGATAGTGCTCCTATTAATTCATACGTCATTCTAATGTTGGAGAAACCTCCCCACCACGGGTCAAATGATATGTATTTAGTTTCCGTCATATTTCCAGTCTACAAGTTGGTAGTGAGTATAAAAGTTTTTAAAATTTGTTCCTTGAAAAGGTTTACTTCTTCCGTGTTCACAAACAGCAGACTCATAAAGAATCATTTCTCCTGGCTCTGCAAAAACTTCATACTGTTCTCCATCGTGACCTTTAATTTCAAGAGCCCAATCGTCTCCAAATTCTCTGTTAACACATCCGCACTTTAGGTCTTTATCTACAATAATAATAGTCGATATGTGGTGTGTTGCAATTCTGTCTACGTGTGAAGCTAATGTAGCTCCTCTTTGATAAGAACGTATGCCATAAACAAACGAAGGGGTTAGCCTAGTTTTAGCCCACTCTTCATGATAAGGCAGCAACATTTCGTGTATTTTTGTTCTTATGTTTGGAATATGTTCAAAGCTTAGTATCGTGCTACTTGCAGCTCCTTCTTGGTTGGTCTCAATAATTCCAGCCTTTCCCTCAAACTCTTCGACAGTTTCCTTGTCTTGTAGCAAGAAGTAAGAGTCTTGTATTAGTCCCCAAATATCTGGCGGAACTTTCATCTTCATAAATCCATTCTCTGTAAATCTAGGAATTTCATCTACAGTTTTAAAAGTTTTTATGTTGCTATCTAAAGGTTCTGTTTTAATTTCAGACTCTAAAATTTTTTTATTTTTCCAGTGCTCAGTACCTAGTCTTTGGTTTTCTGCTCCGTTAAATTCATTTTCCCTCCACCAACTTGTTACAATGTATTTAGTTCCCGATGTAACATCTTGACCCTCATGCATAACGTCTTGTATGCCTTGCATATTATCATCTAGGTTTCTCCACCAAACGGCTTTTCCTTTTTCTGGTTTTACAGTAATTCCTAAGTTTGGAAAATCAGTTCCTCCTCCTTCAAATTCATCGTTTAGATAAATCATAAGAGTATGAGTTCTGTTTCCTGAATGTAAGCAATGGTTGTAAAACGAGTCTCCTTGAAACCAGTCTAAGTGAGGTCTAAAGTATTGACCTGGCTCGTACTTTTGACCCTGAAGGGTCTCTCCTCTATTGAAGTTTAAGTTAAGCTCTTTTGCCGCTTTATCTTTAAGGGCATTACCGAATAACATGTCTTCTCCAAAGTTGCAAGTAGAGGAAGTTCTACTGTCTTCTACTTTTGCATTTTCTGCGCCAGCACCTGCAACTTGAGAGCGTTGATTGTTGCTTTCGATTAACTGAACAAGCATGTCACACTCTTGGTGTGATAAGAAGTTTGGAATTTCATTAAGCATTGTATTTGATTTAAATTAAAATTTCACCATAAAGTTATTAAAAAATTTCGTTATGTACAGGAAAAACAATAACAGATTCTTCGTTTTTATTACCAGCAAACCTATCAACTAATGAGTTTTTTTCAGATTCAAAGTTATTTTCATTAATAAAAAACCAATGGTCAAAGTAGATTAAGTCATAATTTAATTGTGTAGTATAACTATAGATGCTTGCGTTTATAATGTTTATGTTCTCGTGCAGATAATTCATGGAATTTACAGAATTAATTAACTCTGTATCTATCTCTACCACATCTACTAAGGAGTTTTTAGTTTCGCAAAGCCATTGTGGCACGACTCCAATTCCTAGTCCAGACATAAGCACTTTTGGGTACTCGGTTTTTGTGAGGCTTCTAGTCATGAAGTCTATGTAGTTGCTATCTTTGTAGCTACTAGGAACGCCCTCTTCTCTCCAGCATGTAAACTTAATGTCACCATCTATCTTTTCAATAGACCAGTTTCTTCCATTTGAATTTACTATATTTTCTGTGTTGCTTAAGTATCCCATATCACTATCAT